ATGGCAACCTTTCAAAAACGTAACGGACGAATAACAGCAACTGTAAGAATTAAACCACATCCGGCTAAAAGCAAAACATTCAATACTAAAAAAGAAGCGAAAGCGTGGGCGGATGAGACTGAATTACAACTGAAAAATGAAAAAGAAAAAATTTTTACTCACATAACTTTGAGACAAGCAATCGAAGAGTATAGAGATACCGTCAGTATCCATAAGAAAGGGGGCGTTAAAGAAGTAACTCGATTAAATCAGTTCATTAAAATAATGAATGTTGATGTTTCTTTATCGGAAGTTAATAAAGAGTTTCTTGTAAATTTCAGAGAATATCGACTTGAATCGGTAGTGCCTGCTACCGTTAGGCGTGAACTTCTTATGCTTTCAGGGATGTTTAGTTGGTGTATTGATAAAAAACTTTGGTTATCTTCGTCTCCTATGGATGGCGTAAAGTTGCCGAAAGCAAGTAACCATCGGGAGAAAGTCATTTCTGATTTTGAAATAGAAACCCTATTACCTTTCTTAAATGATGAGTTGAAAAGCATATTTCTAATCGCACTCGAAACAGGAATGAGATTAAGTGAAATCTGTTTATTAGAATGGGAACGGATATTTTTAGATAAACAATACTTAGTATTGAAAACGACTAAAAACGGCAGACCAAGAGAAGTGCCTTTAAACGTTATCGCTGTGGATATTTTTATAGGTATTGGGGTTAAAAAATCAGGTCGAGTATTCAGCTATGAACCTAAATATGCTAGTGCAGATTTTATGAAGGCGCGAATAAAAGCCGGACTCTACGATTTTACATTTCACGATACCCGCCATACTGCTGCAACTCGCATTGCGCCAAAGTTGCCTTTGCTTGATCTATGTAAAATGTTTGGTTGGACGGACCCTAAGCGCGCCATGGTTTACTACAATCCAACGTCTAGTCAGATTGCAGCAAGGCTTTCACAGCCGTAAGAGAGTATTTGCCTCTTATATCTTTTAATTTATGTTTCTTCCGAAGCTTGTCAAATATATGCCAAGATAAGCCGGGTATCCTTTTTTGAAGTTCTGATATGGTTAGCAGCTCATCGCCTTGGGCTGCTAAAACTTTAGTTACTGCATTCTCACACGCCTTTTCGATGACCTGAGCCAATTCGGATGCAGGCATAGAAACAAATTTAACTTCTGTCATTCCACACCATCCAATGCCTCAAGAATAAGAATTAATTGCTTTTCAATCTCAGCGCCTTTCTTAAGACCTAAGCCATCCATAAGATCCAAAACAATATCCCTTGCCCCATTAATACGACAGAACAAATCAAACTCCTGTGCTTCGAGTTTTTGGGCGCTATTTACAACCTTTCTCAGTTTCAAAGCGAGCTTATCGCGTGATTTTGGCTCGAACTCTGAATTTTCTTTATCCAGTCCACGAGATAATGAACCTAGTTGACACATAAGTTTAGATGGCTGTTTCATAGTTACGCTCCAAAAACTGAGGTTAAATCAATGTTAAAAATTGCAAGCCAAGCATCTCGGTGATATGAATTTACTTCGGAGAAGCGTTGACCCTGTACAGTCGCTTTTTTAATTTCTAAATGGTGCTCACGACTATATTTAGAGAGTAGGCGACCTTCTTTATTTCCAAAGTTAGTTTTGAGTTTTGTGTTGATTGAGGCCACCGCAGCGAAAGAAATGGATTCACCTAATTTCTGCTTAAGGTCTTCATTTTCACGCTTGAATTTAGATGCGGTTGCCATAGCTGTAGCCTCTCGGCGACTACCAATTTCCGCTTTGGTTGTAATAGCATGGTCGCGTTCAGCCCGAGCTTGCTGTAATTCTTGAGTCTTGCGAAGAATCACATTATTAGCGACCTGCAATGCCTTAGCCATTATGATTTCAGGATCATCATTTTCCTGACCTGAAATATAACCACCATTTTTACGAATACTTGGCAATACATCAGAAGTAACCCATTTCTTAAATTGCTTAGCTTCGGGTTTACGGCTTGTTAGAACTAAAGAATAAAGACCAGATTCATTAACTAAATTAGTTGGTCTGTGGTTACCCTCGATAATATCGAGGGTAACTTCATCATTATCTAATCTACGTGCTGCATCACTTGGATTGCCAATCTCTAAAACACTACAAACATCAGAAAGAACAAACCAAATTTCACCATCCTCTTTTACGATGGTGCGGACTTCGTTTTGATTGAAGTTAAAAACAGATACATTGTTCATCACTTAATCTCCTCAACCTTTTCAGCAATTTCCTCCAAGATTCTCCAACCATCCAATCTGTGAAGCGGTTCCTGTACTCCACTGGCATCACATTGCTGCTGAACTATTTTTTCAATTGCCACTACAACTTTTCTAGTTCTTGGTACCAATATGCAGCCTTCAAGCTTCTTGTTTGCCCGTTCTGTAGCTGCTTGCCAAGCTATGAAACTACGTTCACGTTCTCTACTATTTGCTGGACTGCTATAGACACGGTTATATAAGTGTCTTGCTTCCACATCATCTAGCTCATTTCCGCAGTTGTCGTTCCAGTCTTTAAAGTGCCAATCGTCAAAAGCTGCACGGTCATTTACAATACTTTTATTTGACATGTCTTTAGCCCTCGTTGGTAATGCCAAGCTCTTTTTCAAGCTCTTTCTTTTTAATACCCAAGTACTCCAATGAAATAATGGCGTTATTTGTGACCATTACCTTAGGAAAAGCTTTTTTAAATTGCTGAAGCTTCTCTTGTGCTTCATCACCATCATTTGTATGAAAACATTCACTAACCATTAGATAATCATCACCCAGTATTAAATGTGGTTCATTAACCTCTAGATCTAAACCAACAACTGAGTAAACTGGATAATCCCCAATTGGTTTATTAGATTGTGCAGATTGCCAAAAATCCCAAAGTTGACGAATTTGTTCCTTAGACCAATAAACAAATCCACTATCATGAATGAAGTAATCAAATAGATCCGAATTTTGATAAGTTGCTGCCAGGTCACCTACAAACCATAGCTTTAGACAATGCAATTTAAACTGCTCAATTTGGTGGCCAATAAGCACTTTATTCATTTTTTTCATGATCACGCCTTTAAATGATTTTCAAATTCTTTATAAAGTTGGGTAGCTGCTTTATTCATTTTTCCGTCATACATGATGTGTACGTTTCTAGGAAAAAGTTTGCTGACTGTGGCGCAGTAAAATTCCATGCGCCCACAAGGTCTAACAATTCCGCGATACCCAATCTTTATAAGCCATATTAGAAACGCCTCGAATTTCACCTCACTTGAGAGGTCGGCGTAATTAACGCCGTCCGTCATTTTTAAAACCTTCTGCAAGTGTTTTAGAGATGGCTGCATTCGCTGGAGCTAAATGATTTGTGTTGATTACTTGCGTCTCTGGGACAACCTCAAGGTGTGTAATATTATTTTTCAACTCATCAAGTTGATACTGGCCACCAGTTAATTGAGCAAGCTCACCGTTGTGATAATCCTGAGATAGATCTGCGTGTGTTTTGGCAATATCAATCAAGCGAAAGGTTTTATCAAAAGCAAACTTACTTAAGTTATGGTCCTTAAGTTTTTCAAAAAGACTTAGCTCAATTGCTGAGAGTAGGGCATTGATATCACCCATATCATTCTTAGCTTCACTACGAGCTGCAATAAGGTCATCCACAGTCACGATTTTGTTTTCTGGAAAAAGTTGTGAACTAGTACGCATGATTATTCCCCTTTATCGTCTAATTGTTTTTGAATACGCATTTCCTCATCTTCCCAGTAGTCAGCGCGGAGTGTCATTGTGTACTCAAGAATTCCAGTGAATTGCTCTAAGCTGTGAAAGTAAGTCTCATGCATACCATGCTTAGCAGCTTCTTGCTTTAAGGCTTTTACTTTTTCCTTAATTTCGTGAATGGTGTATAAAGTCCAATCAAGATCATTTTTCGCCAAGCAAACAGCATCAAAATAATCCGCTAAATCAACTTTTAGTTGACTAAGATTTGTAATTTGGTTCATAATTCAACCCGTAAAAATACACTTGTAAATAGCTCTCAAGCTTTGGTAGGGGAGAGAGAAATTTACTAATTAAGATTAGCTCCACATGTTGGGGCCTTTCGTGTTTTCCGCAATGGAATAACTGAATATTAGCATCCCTATATTTTAGGTCAATAGGTATCCTAATATTTTTTTATAATTATTCGAATAATTTTTACAAGACAAATAAAAACCCGCCATATAAGCGGGTCTTTGAATTTCTGAATCTTACCAGACTTCTATTCTATCAATCTTCCATATCCACCCAATAACTCTAAAACCTTGGGCAATGATCTGCTCTTTGGTGAGTCTCTCTTCACCATATTCTTCCTTATTGTCGCTTACAATCCTTACTCCACCATCAGGTAGGTTGTAAAGACGCTTGCATCTGAATAAGCCACCATGCTCAATAGCAAATACTTTTCCATCTTTTATATAGTTTCTATTTTCATCAACAAAAACAATATCGCCGTCATTAATTGTTGGTTTCATTGAGTCATCTTCAGCAAGTGCTGAAAAAGCCTTGTCTCTATAAACCCCTAATTTATCAACAAGTTGTCTTGGTACTCTCAAAACACTTTTATCCTGTTCACGTACTTCTGCAATAGTTCCATTCCCACAGGCAAGACGCAAATTTTTATAAAAAGCAATTTCTACTTCATCAAGATTTAAAGGTGTTTCTTCATCCCAAGTATCAACTGGGATCAATAATCTGGACAAAGTTTCTTGTTTTGAGTCTTCTTTTCCTGTCTGGAGCCAAAAAGCATCTACATCTAATGCTTTAGCAATAGCTGGAAGGTGAGTTGATGAATTCATTAGCCCGGACTCAAGTTGACTAATGGTTGCCTGACTTACTCCAGCTTTGATAGACAAATCCTTTTGAGTCATATGCGCATTTTTACGAGCTAATTTTAATCGATCTTTGAGTTCCATTTGTGGCTCTCCAGCAATTTCGATGCATTTTATTAGTGTTCTAATTATTTTTCAACTGCATTTAGTCTTGCTAAAATATTTGGATACTAATATTATTCAATTGATCCTAATAAATTGAGTTAGAAACATGGAGAAAAATATTTTCCAGCAACTTGCTGATCACTTCGGCTCACAAGATGCTGCCGGAAAGGCTATTGGAGTTACTCAATGCACTATGAGCGGGTACATCAATGGGCGTTGGGGAATGTCGGAAACGGTAGCCATGAGGGCACAAAGGGTGACTAAGGGCAAGTTTAAGGCTTCTGACTTATGCCCTTCATTAAAAGAGTTTGATGAGGAAGATGCATCAAGCCCAAATTAAAAAAACCGCCATCTGCTGGAACAGATGACGGTCTAAGTATCGTATTTGGAGCAAACCAAAATGAATGAACAAATCTTAGCACAAAATTCAGACTGTGCAATATCCCCAATGTGCGTATTTATCGCCTATCCAGAGGAGCATATTCCCTATGAATCAGACAGCTCTGCAATTCATCAAGCAGTATGAGGATGGGTTTTATGAGGGTGCTAAATACACGCGTGAATACGGCGATCTTAGAAAGCTTTATGACGAATCTACTGATGAATTTTACATCGAAGAAATCAATGAAGCCTATGCAGAATTCAAAAGGGGGAGTTCATGAGTAATATAATTGCGCCGAATTATACACAGGTGCCTAATGTTGTTGTTGATGAGCTTGCATCTCAGCTAAGCGATTCTGCTTTCAAATTGTATGTGGTTCTTATCCGCAAAACTAAAGGATGGGATCAATCACGTGATGCTATTTCAATTAGTCAGTTTGAAAAAATTACTGGCAAAAGCCGTCCAACGGTTGTGAAAGCAATTGAAGAGTTGGTGAAATTGCGTTTAGTTCGCAAAACTGGATGCACAAAATTTGGCAATGAATATGAATTAAATTTGAGTTTTTCAATTGATGGAATACTACTAAATTTCCCAAGTAAAAAATCTTTACTAGTTAAAAAATTTAACCAAACTAGTAAAAAATCTTTACTGCTACTAGTTAAAAAATTTAACACACAAAAGAAACTATCAAAAGAAACTATCAAAAGAATAGATTCGGGTAGCAAAAAAGACTCTAAAAAATTCTCAGAAAATTTTGAGAAGTTCTGGTCTACATATCCATCATGTAAACGAAAATCAGACAAGTCTGGCACTGCCAAAACTTTTGAAAAGTACGAAAAGGCATTTGAACTTGACACAGTGATTTCAATTTTAGAACTGCAAAAAATTGATGAACAATGGACAAAACAAGATGGTGAATTTATTCCATCGCCTACTTCATGGTTAAACAAAAAGCATTGGGAAAATGATTATTGGATTTCAAAGATCCAAGCTCAACCAGCAACACAAGTAAACAATGGTCCGATTATTGAGCAACAACCTACTCAATTCAAAGGGGTAAGAAGACAGTTCAAAGGGGTTAATGCATGATCGAGCTATATTCAATCCCAGTAGAGCAATATGTTCTTTCTGCATTCATGTCATTCAATCAGGGTATGGATGATTTTATTGAGCAGCTTGAAGCAGAAGATTTTTATGCATCACAACACCAAGTCATTTTTAAACACATTCGTGCTCAATATTTAATTGGTGAAGCTTTTGACGAGATCACTATTTGGCAACAAATCCGTGCCAATGCTAATGAATCAAGAGTGATTGATGAATCCTTCATAGTCAATTTGATGAGCCGTGTTCCTCAAGTATCAATCTTAGGCACACACGTAAAAACACTTAAGGACTTATCAGCACGTAGAAAGCTAAATGAAATAGGAAAGGCCATTACTACGCTGTCAATTGATATGGTTGGGCATAGTTCTGATTCTGCCATCAATAAGGCACAGTCACTGTTACAAAACATGAGCCATAGTGCTAGTGATGACTACTTAAAACATGCTCATGAATTCACAAAAGAAGCTATAGGCGAGTTCTTGGCACGACACGAGGCGCTTCATAGCCAAGTTCCATTTGATGGTGGAATTAGAACAGGCTTTACCGCCCTTGATCATAAGTTAGGGGAAGTTGGGAAAGGGGATTTGGTTATCATTGGTGCACGCCCTTCAATGGGTAAGACAACGTTTGCTCAGAACTTGGCTGCCGATATGTTTATTAATCAAGGTTTGCCTGTCCTATTTGTTTCTATCGAAATGAAAGGGAAGCAAATTATGCAAAGAATGATTAGTGGTATCGGCGGGGTTGAATTAAAAAAAGTCCTAACTGGAAATATTACCCCAAACAGTGATGATCTTTTGATGATCAACACAGCGGCCAATACTATTGAAAAAGCACCTTTCATGCTTGATACCAACAATAGGTCTACCACTTCAACAATCAGAAGGTCAGCAAGAAAGTTACAAGCTAAATATGGGAAAGTTGGTGCCATTTTTGTTGATTACATTCAAAGGGTCATACCACTTAATAAAAATAACTTTGGTAGATCTGACAAAGAGCTAGGGGAGATTTCAGGCGAACTGAAAAGGATTGCAGGTGATTTCGATTGTCCAGTTTTTGCTTTAGCACAGCTCAACCGAAGCTTGGAAAACCGCAAGGATAAGCGCCCTATTAATGCAGATTTAAAGGACTCAGGGGATATTGAGCAAGACGCAGACATCATCATGTTTATTTACCGTGATGAAGTATACAACCCTGGTTCAAAAGATGCTGGTACAGCGGAAATCATCATTGGTAAGGCTCGTAATGGCTCAATTGGTACAGTTCGATTAGCAACAGATTTAGCAAGAGCAACCTTTACCGACTTAAGCCCTGAATATTACCAATCTCAAATGTTAGGGGACCATATATGAAAACTTTCCTAATCATTATGACCGTTGTTTGTATTGCAACTTTTATGGGTTTAGTTATGGCTGCATTAGCTGCAAAGCTGCACCAGTTTTCAGGAAGTCTAGCTAAATTTCGTTTTTCTTTGGCTTTCATGGATATCACTTTTTTCTTTTTATGTGTTTTGACCCTAATCGTATTGGGTGGAGGTAAATATCTGGCGTTTTCTCACGGAATTTTATTTTTGTTGGCGTTGTATCTAATTTTTTATCGGTTCGAAAAGTGGGAGCGTAAAGCGTGATAAAAGAAAATGTAAAGTTGCATATCATGCAAGGTGTAGACTGGTCTAAATATGATTTGCCTGAATGGTTGCGCCAATTTGGTTATTGGCAAGGGGCAGTGATTCGCTTTGGTGGATCTACTGAAAATCCATTAGTAGGAGCGATTAAAAAAGCAAAACTTAGACTTAAGAAAGGGGATAGGGAAAAGATCGTTGCTTATTATCTCTGTGATGAAAATTTTATCGAGAAGCCATCTAAAAAACCTAATGTCTGTCTAATTACAGACGATGAAGCTAGGGCCGTTCAGCGCTTGATCATTGATATTTTAGACGGCTGCACTTCTGAGGCTATGCTTGATTGGATGGATGCAATTATAGAGCGTTATTTCAATCAAAAATCGTGGACTCAGTTAGTAACTCCAGAGCGAACGGCCATGGATGCAAAATACGATGTTCGTTGTGGCTTAGCAGCTTTGCACAATCGCTACCAGTTTATTAGATATAAAAATGGCTCAGTATGATCTAACTATTGATATTTATTGGTAATTCAGATAATTGTATGAAGATTAAACAACGGTGAGCAAGAATGATAGAAAATCCGCAACATTTTAATTTAATAACAAATTTTGAAGAAATCACATCTAGACCTAATTTTGTTGAAAAGGTGACGATTGCTAGGGGTGAGGATGTTCAAAACATTATCTCTGATTTAGTTGGGTTTTATGTATTAAGGGATTTTGTTAGTTGTGGAATTTCTAGTTGCGGTAGAAAGCACCAAAAGGGTTATATCGCAGCACTGCATGATGGAAATGAAATTATCATTGGCCATAAGTGCGGGAAAAAACACTTTGGTGTGAGTTTTGATGAAAAAGCTAAACAATTCAAGCATCTTAGAGACAATGCGAATCAATATCTGCAAATTAAGGCAATGTATGAAAAGCTGCCACAGTTAAAGGAAAGTCTAGAAAGAATTTTGAACCAGTCGGGCAAAATGACATTTTTGCAAATAAAGATGGCAGTAAAGAGCTTTAAAGAAGATGCATTTGATTACTGGATGCGAAGGAGAATTGGGCAAGAGGTAACAAGCAACGGATCTATTTTTATTGATGACTTCAAAACAGAAGAAGAAATCAATGCTGAAATCCTAAGTGGTAGAAAAAACATCTCAGACATCAAGCGGGTTTTAGTCGCAAATATTGCTGAATATGATGTTATCGCCAATTGGCATAATGCTGAAAAGTTAAAGGACTACTTTGATCGGCTGTATAGGGAAATCAAAAATCCTAACCAGATGGACGGGGTAGCTATTAAGGCATTAGCAAAAAAGCTTAGACAGCATGACCAGAATTTAAGGGAGTTGGAGGATTTCATTAAAAGGGCCAATCGCTTATTTACCCCTGAAAACCTAGTTCAATTCGCCGTGTTATTTACGAAACCACATGAGCAAAAAATTATTGAGAAATATGCAAATAATTTTGCTTGAACACTTGACCCTGATCAGGGCTAGTGGTATTTTTGTGTTAAAGTTGTGCGAAGTGTAAGTAAGGTGCAACTAAATTAGTAAGTAACCCTTGCATCATAAGCAAGAAGGCGAAACTAGATTAAAGCCTGTCATTGAGTTGATGGGCTTTTTGCGTTTCTGGAAAGATAAAAATCTTATCTCGCGAGAGGTGCCATGTTGGGGCGCCTCTCAATTTTGCCGAACGGATTACGGCATATATGGCCCCGCTGAATACTAGTTATTGGCGGGGCTTTTATTTTTTCGGGGGATATATGACAGATATTGTTGAAGCGAAAAAGAATCTTGATAAATACTCAGAAGAGCTAAGCCGCTATCAGAATTTGTCACGCACTGGATTGAGTCTCGAAGAAATGCTTGTTATAGACCGCATCATAATGCGATTGAAAAACAAGATTAATAATTTACGGTCCATGTTGAATGCGTGATGCCAAACGATTAGCCGAAGTTCGCAAGCTGCCATGCATGAGATGTGGTGCACCAGCACCAAGCCAAGCCGCGCATTCTAATTCTAGTAAAGACGGTAAGGGCAGATCCATTAAGGCTTGCGACTCTAAAACTGTTTCTATGTGTTTTTCCTGCCATCATTTATTTGATACCTACCAACTAGGGAGCAGACAGGAAAGCGAGGAGCTATTTAATAAATGGCTTAAGCGAACCAACGCAATGCTTGAGTCTGATGACGATTTATTTTAACCAGGGCTGAGAAGCTCTTTTTTTGTATCTTTATAAAGGTGAAACAATGAAGATGAAATTCTTAGCTATTGGTTTAATGTGCACAATGACAATGATTGGTTGTTCACGTGATGCTCAAGTAGCTTCTAAGAACCTTTCTTATGCTGCTGATAACTTTGAGCTGGACCGCAGGATTGTTTTTTATAACGGGATTACTGGTGACTACATTCTCACAATCGAGGGTAAATGTTCTTTTGATGCAGTAAGTGAAAAGAAAGTGGATGTAACTTGCAAGACAGGTGATTCAGAATTCAAGAAACATTCTTTGGGTATATCTGACAATGTTACTTATTTTTCTGAGCAACTAACAAGTAAAGGTGTTAGCACATACCACTACAAGGTAGCTTTTAAACCTCAATCAATCATCCCTGACGTTGATCTGAAAGTGAATTAATTCCCTCGAGTTCGATGGTTTTAATTTTTGAGGGGAATATGGACAGACACACATTATTATCAATAGGCATTGGCCTAGTGCTTGGTTTCATGTTGATTTTAATCACAGAGCATTTCCGCTTTGTTATAGGCATGGTTCTGAGTGTGTTGGCTTTGAGATGGTTGTTTAGCCAGTGGTGAGTGTATGGAACCAGCAACATTCCCAATCAATAGTTATTCTGGGATTGTTCAGGTAATTAACTATCTGAACAATAATCACTCCAAAGCAGCCGCAGAAGGCAAACCTTTAGTCGTTAGAATCAATCAGAAGGAAGACGACAGGAGCGCCGCACAAAACCGGCTTTATTGGGCTTGGCTTGAACAGATCAGGCAAAAGACCGGTAATTCAAAGGATGACCTTCATTTACTTTTTAAGAAAAAGTTTCTTGCCCGGATCTATGTTGAAGGTCGGCAAGAGACTGCAGAAAAGTACATGGCTTTGCAGAACTTTAAAGATGTTATTCAAGCATTCGATGGACCTAAGCGCCGTCAACTTGAAAAGGATTACCAAGTTTTGGTCAATACCTTCATTAAAGACCATCTGCAAAGCAAGAAGGCCACCATTAAAGAATTCACCAAATATCTGGATAAGATCAACATCTATGCACATAGAGACTTGGGCGTGATGTTGATTATCCCAGATGACCTTAAGTGGTGTTATCAAAATGAGCAATGATTCAAATTTGCAAGACGTGGTGCTTAAGCTGATAGAGCAAACAAACAAGCTTATTGACCAAAACAATAAGCTGACTGATCACAACAATAGACTGATCGAACAGAATAGCTTACTCGTTCAAATCAATGCAGAACAATCTGCTCAGTTATCCGAAGTTCTATTAATGCTTGAAGATAGTGAACCGGCACAACGGTCAGGATCACTAGATGGGTGAAGACAATGAATAGAGGCCAGCCTTTCTTTGTAATTGATGATGATCTTCAAAAGTCGTTTGATAAAACCATTTTGTATTTGCAGGAACAGCATAGAACTCCTGAATTGAAGCGCAAAGAACTGGAGCTTGAATTAGTTAAACTGGTTCAAAGTTATCAACGTGACGGTTTGGATATCGATTGGATATCCATTGACTTACTTAATGGTGTAGATGCGCGAGTAAACTTAAATGAAACTCCAAACATTCAAGAACAAGTTGCAGACGCTACAGGCACCCGCACAAACCCAGAAGAACCCTAAACAAAACAATTGGGGTTCTGGTCGAGGTGGCCGTCCGTGGCGCCGTCTTAAAGCTAAGATCCATTTACGTGATGAGTGGACCTGTCAATGTTGTGGCATCGTCACTAAAGACTTAGAGCTTGACCATATTGTGAATGTGGCAAGAGGTGGAACGGATGATGAATCAAACCTCCAGTCTCTTTGTGTTCCATGCCATAAAAAGAAAACCCAACAGGAGAGCCGGCAGGGGGGGGTTAAAAGTTCCAAGCCCTTCGCCGTTGGACACCGCCCCCCATCTCATTTATAAAAAAATTTCCCTTTCAGAAAAAGTTAAAGCAAAAAGTTAAAATCAAGTTAAAGGTAGAGCAATGGCATTAACAGAGAAAATGGAAAAATTTGCTCTTGCCATTGTTGACGGCAAGACAAATAAAGAAGCTGCAATTTCAGCAGGTTATGCGGAAAAAACTGCATCCGCAGCAGGTGCTAGGTTAGCAAAAGATCCTGAAATTATTGTCTATATTGAAATGTTAAAGGCTCAAAAAGAAGGGCGCTCTTTAACATCTAATTCACCAAAAGTTAAACCTAAAGATACACCCGAAAATAGTGGTGAAGATGAAAACCCAATTGAAGAATTTCAATTTGAAGGTGATGACCCTTTGGAGTTCTTAACAAAAGTTATGAGCTTTAATGGCAATAAGTTAAACATAAGGATGCAGGCAGCTATGGCACTTATGCCTTATAAGCACGGCAAGGTTGCGGAAAAAGGTAAGAAACAAACCAAAGCAGAAACTGCAAGAGAAGGTAGTAAATCAGGAAAGTTTGCAACTTTAGATAATCAATTGATGAGCTAAATTATGTCTTCAATGTCACCCATCTGGACAACAGCTCGCCCAGACTGGGAGGAGCGTATTGTTGCAAAAAAGTCGCTCATGCCATGTGCTCCTTTGTTTCCGCAAGTTGCAGACGTTGCCGAGCGTATATTTAAAGAACTTATCCTTGTTGATGTGATGGATAGCCCAAAAATGGGCGATGTCACACTTGAATGGGTTATTGAGTTTGTACGAGCAATCTTTGGAGCTTATGACCCAAAAGCAAAGCGCAGATTAATTCGTGAATTCTTTCTTTTGATTTCGAAGAAGAATACTAAATCTACGATTGCCGCCGGCATTATGCTTACTGCATTAATTCTTAATGATCGACAATCTGCCGAACTAATTATTCTTGCGCCTACTAAAGAAGTTGCTGATAACTCATTTAATCCAATCCGAGATTTCATTCGCGCCGATGAGGAACTAAGTGAACGATTCAATGTGTCTGAGCACACAAAGACGGTTACGCATCTAGGTACCGGAGCAACACTTAAAGTTATTGCAGCAGAATCTAACGCCGCGGCTGGTAAGAAAGCTTCAATTATTTTGATTGATGAAGTCTGGCTCTTTGGTAAGCGTGCAAATGCTGAATCAATGTTTCGTGAGGCAAAGGGTGGTTTAGCATCACGTCCAGAAGGCTGTGTAATTTATCTGTCTACCATGTCGGATGAAGTGCCATGTGGTGTATTTAAACAGCTTTTAGATTATGCCCGAGATGTACGTGACGGAATTAAAGTTGATAAAAGTTTTCTGCCACTTATTTATGAATTCCCTAAGCATCTTGTAGAAGCAGGCGAACATTTAAAACCTGAAAATTTCTACATCACAAACCCAAACTTGGGTGCTTCGGTTGATCTTGAATATCTGATTTCGGAATTTAACAAAGTTAAAGATGCTGGTGATGAATCGCTTAGAGATTTCTTGGCCAAGCATTTAAACATCGAAATTGGCATGAATTTACGTGCTAACCGTTGGGCGGGTGCAGAGTTCTGGAATCAACAAAAACATGTTTTCGGCTTAGACCAACTAATTGAACAGTCAGATGTCATTACGATTGGTATCGATGGCGGTGGGTTAGATGATTTGCTTGGATCCGCGGTTTTAGGGCGTCTTAAAAAAGATCCCCGCGTCTGGTGGCTTTGGAATCATGCATGGGCAAATAAAGTTGCTTTGGAGCGCCGAAAAGAAAACATCCCAAAGTACCAAGACTTTGAAAAAGAGGGGAGTCTGACTGTAGTAGACAAAGTTGGCGAAGATATCGACCAATTGGCAGTGATTGCAAAGCAAGTTTATGACAGTGGCAAGCTCGACAAAATTGGTCTGGATCCGCAAGGTCTTGGAGGTCTTTTGGATGGCTTATTGGGTGTAGGTATTCCACAAGAACAACTTGTTGGTGTACCACAAGGTCATAGGTTGATGGGATACATCATGACTGCTGAACGGAAACTGGCGGAGGGCAACCTTTGGCATGCTGGGCAGCAACTTATGACTTGGTGTGCTGGCAATGCGCGAGTTGTGATGATTGGTAATGGGATGCGAATCACCAAGCAAGAATCAGGGGTTGGGAAAATTGACCCTTTGATTGCAACATTTAATGCCGTGGCTCTAATGACTATGAACCCGATTGCCAAGAATTTAGACATTGACGAATATTTAGAGGATGTCGTGATAGCATGAGTACCACACAAGAGCCGGGGTTTTGGTCCCGCTTCTGGTCACGATTGACTGGAAATACACAATTAAAAAAAGGCGATTCGTCTTATCCATTTGATAGTTATTTATCACCCGGTGGGTCAGTTGTCACACCCGAAACAGCTTTAAAGCTTTCAGCAGTTTGGGCCTGTGTAAAATTAAGAGCTGAAACTATTTCAACTCTTCCTTTACAGCTTTACGACAACAATAAACGTCTTGCTACTGATCATTACCTTTATCGAATTTTGCACGATTCACCCAATGCCGATATGTGTGCAAGTGAGTTTTGGCAAGTTCAAGTTGCTTGTGTTGACTTATGGGGGAATGCATACAACCTTATTACAAAAGACTCAAGCGGAAAAGTTATTGCTCTTGAGCCGCTTTTCCCCAATGGAATGATCGTAAAGCGAAATGATGATGGTGGTATTGACTTTCATTACACTGAAAAAGGTATTGAAACGATTTATTCAGAAGACCAAATTTTGCATTTTAAGGGTTTTACTCTTGATGGACTTGTTGGTTTATCTGCTATTCAATTTTTTGCTCAAACCATAGGCATGCAGTTTGATGCAAATAATCAAGCACAGGACTGGTTTAAAAATGGCTTAAAGGTTGGCGGTTTTTTGGAGACTGGAGAGCAAACCTTAACTAAAGAGCAACGTGAACGGCTAAGGAATCACTTAAGCGAATTTAGTAAGCCGGAGAATGCAGGCAAGTACATGGTGCTTGAAGCTGGAATGAAACTTTCTGGCTCAAATAGCATTCGAATCAACCCAGTTGATGCTCAGTTACTTGAATCTCGGTATTTCGGTATTGAAGAAATATGCCGAGCCTTTGGTGTTCCACCTCAGTTAATTGGTCATACAAACAAAGCAAGTTCTTGGGCTTCAAGTCTTGAGCAGACTAATAGGGGCTTTTTGACCTATTCACTTAATCCGCAATTAGTTCGATATGAGCAGACAATCACAAAGAGATTGTTTTTGCCAAGTGAAAAATACAAGTACCGGCCAAAATTTGCGGTTGAAGGCTTATTACGGGCCGATAGCGCTACTCGCTCAGGGTTCTACACAAACATGATTCAAAACGGTGTCATGACCCGTAATGAAGTGCGTGATTTAGAAGACTTAGCGCCTTTACCGGGTGGCGATGAGTTAATGGTTCAAATGCAAATGGTCGGATTGAAAGATCAGGGGAAAACCAGTGGATAGACTTAAACTAACTTTAGAAATCAAAGCCACCCAAGAGGGTGGCTTTTTTTCTGGCTACTTGGCTGCTTTTGACAACCTAGATTCACATGGCGACATCATTCGCAAGGGGGCTTTTGCCAAAACCCTTCAAGAGTGGAAAGCAAAAGGCAAGTACCCAGCAATCTTTTGGGACCACAACCCATCTGAACCAATTGGAATTTTCACCGAAATGCGTGAAGACGAAAAAGGTTTGTACGTAGAAGGTCGTCTCTTAATTGACGATGTGCCGCGCGCTAAAGCTACTTATGCGCTGATGAAGGTTGGTGCGATTGATGGCATGTCCATTGGCTATATCACCAAGTCTTATAGACGCGATCCAGACTCACTAATCCGCGAACTGCTGGAACTGGAGTTGGTGGAGGGGTCAATTGTTGCCTTTCCTTCCAATCCAGAAACCCTAATCAGTTCCGTCAAATCCAAATTACAAGATGGCGAACTGCCATCCCTTCCAGAATTTGAAAAATTCCTGAGAGAGTCAGGATTTTCAAAAACGCAAGCCACTGTCATCGCTAGTAAGGGTTTGCGTCATCTTTTGAGCGAGTCAGAGGGTGAAAACGAAAAAGCGAAATCAATTTCAAATGCCTTAAATATTTTACGAGGAATCAGTAATGACTGAAAAAACTTTAGAACAACTCGCTCAAGAGTTCCAAAAACACGTTGATACAGTTAAAGAAATCGCCGAAGAGTTCAAAGGCAAACAAGCAAAAAGTGAAGAAATCTCACAAAGCGCCAAAGATAAAGCAGACGAAGCTTTAACTACGTTAAATGAAGTTAAAAACAAACTGACAGAACTGGAGCAGAAAGCTGCACGCCGTGGTAATGGTGAAGTTGAAACCAAAAAGCAAACCATGGGTGGTGAGTTTGTTGAAACTACAGAATACAAAAATGCTGCTGAGTCGCAGTATCGTGGTATTCAACGTGTTGAGTTAAAAAACACAATTGGTACAACTGAAGTTGGAAAAATCATTCCAGCTACCAATCTTGGCCTGCAATTACCAAATCAAATGCGTCTTACAATCCGCGATATTTTGGCGGGTGGCAGCATGAGCGGGAATCTCATTGAATATGTTCAAATGAAAGAATTCACCAATAATGCAGCAGTAGTTGCAGAAGGTGCAAACAAGCCAGAATCTGGAATTACATTTGAAGATAAAGATGCCAAAGCAGTTGTAATTGCTCACTGGTTAAAAACGACCACTCAAATGTTAAGTGATGCACCAGCATTGCAGTCATTCATTGACAACATTTTGCGCCATGGTCTTGACATCAAGCTTGAAAAGCAAATTCTTGCTGGTGATGGAACCAATGGCAATATGCTTGGCTTAATCCCTCAAGCGACTGCTTATGCTCCGCCTGCAGGTGCTCCAGCAACGCCAAACATGTTTGATGTATTGCGTTTTGCAATGCTTCAAGTTGTATTGGCCGATGACTTTGCAAACGGCCATGTACTCAACCCAATTGACTGGGCGTTGATGGAAACGCAAAAAGATGCAAACGGCAACTACATCATTGGGAATCCGCAATCACAAGCGGTTCCAACATTATGGGGCCTGCCTGTAGTTCAAACCGCTGCAATGGATGCAGGTAAATTCTTAACAGGTGCATTCAATACTGCAGCTCAATACTTTGAGCGCTGGGGTGCTGCTGTGCAAATCGGTATGCAGGGCGATGATTTCACATCAAATAAACGTACCTTACTTGCTGAAACCCGTGGAGCATTAGCTGTTTATAAGCCTAAATCGCTTGTATATGGCTCTTATACTCCTGCTACGGGTGGTTAATTCATTTTGGGGTGGTGTTCGTCACCATCCCATTTAGAGAGGCCAAAATGAAAGAATATGAAGTTTTACGCCCACACTTTGGAGATAAAGACTACAAAGAGGGTGATATTCGAACCGCAGATCCAAACGTGGTAAGGCATTTGGTAGAAAATAAAGTTTTACGTGAATACCAAACAAAAGTTGATCCACCAAAACCAGCTACAAGACGGAATAATTCAAAATGATCACACTCGAACGAGCTAAGTTGCAATGTCGAGTTGATCACGATGATGAGGATGTGCTTTTTCTTGAATGGATAGCTCAAGCCGATGAAGAAATAGCGATCGACATCGACCGAAAAATTATTTCAAATGAGTCAGAAAGAACTTCTGAAACGGACATTGTGGACTGCAAGAAGTTAGATAATGCCCGGTTGATATTTATTGAGTATAAGTACAGCCGAAGTCTTGAAGGTAAACCTCAAGCATATTGGGATATTTTGCAGCCTATTAGAGAAATGGGGGTCTAATATGCCCAGCATTACTCCAAAACTAAAGCACCGCATCACTATTCAAAAGCCCATCCAAACCCAAGATCAAAACACAGGTAAATTGATTAACACATGGTCAAATTTCACAACAGTTTGGGCAGAAGTTACCGACCTTTCAACAAGGGATGTTATTGCTGCAAAAGCAGCCAATAGCTCGATACAAGCCCGTGCTAAGGTGCGATATAGCAGCACAACAAAACAAGTTGATAGCACAATGCGGGTTCTTTTTGAAGGGTACTATTACAAGATTGATGGTAACCCTATGCGAGACCCAGACTCACGCCGTGAGTATTTAACTATCAACCTTGCAACAGGTGATAAAGCATGGAATGGGTGATTTATGGCTACTCAAATACATGGCTTGGAGCCTGCATTAAGACGAATGCGGGCAATTGGTAATGACAAGACTGTAAAACGTATTGCCCGTAAAGCGATGCGGCAGGCAATGAATATTGCAAGAGATGCAGCCCGTCAAAAAGTTAAACGTTTAGATGATCCCACCACTCCAGAAAAAATCTGGAAAGAAATTGTGGTTCAAAATGGCCGGAGTAGAAATAAAAACACTTTGGTTATGCGCGTGGGAGTGCGTGGTGGTGCACGTATCCCATATACAAACAATGCTCAAAATAGACGTGCTGGTCGTGTTGGTCAAACTTACCAAGCGGACGGACGAGTCTTTTACTGGCGATTCCTTGAGTTAGGCACAAGTAAACAGCCTGCTACTCCGTTTTTACGCCCTGCTTTATACGAAAACATTGAACAAGTTACCGATAAATTTGTTCAAGTGTTTAATTTTGAACTCAGCGTGGTTTTAGGTGCAGCTTAATGATTGATGTTCCAATTTTTAAATTAGCCAGAGCAGATCCAGCGGTTAAGGCTCTACTTGAAAGCGATGGAATTTTGCGAGTCTGGAAGTTTGGAAGTGCTCCAGATGAGCCACAAGCGCCATATGTGACATGGCAAACAATTTCTGGTGATTCAAATAGCAACCTTGATTCACGCCCTGTTTCAGACAATGCAATTATTCAAATTGATGTATATGCAACTGATGAGGATGTTGTTGATCAGGTTGCAAAAGCAATTCGCTTCGCAATTGAACTTGATTGTTATGTGGTTCGTTATGGCGAGGCAGATAAGGACCCCGTAACAGGAATGCCTCATTATTCATTTGATGTTAGCTGGATCATAAACCGCTAATAAAACTTAAACCATATTTTCACTTAGCACCCATTTCGGGTGCTTTTTTTATGCCTAAAAGGAGCGCTCTTAATGGCTAATGTAAAAACGCAAGGTACACAGGTATTCACTGTGATCGACGGTCAGGTTGTCCGTTTCGTCTGTGTGAAGAAAATCGGATTTGGTCAAGACACGTTTGGTAAGATTGATGTGACTTGCCTTGATGCTGAAAATAAAGAATATATTCGCGGGATGCGCGATCCGGGCGAAGGTGCTTTTGATATTGACTATGATGACACAAACACAAGTCATGACAAATTAGCTGAGATTGCAGAAAGTGGCGAAAAGCTTGACTGGTATGTTGGTTCTAGTCATTCAAAAACCCCGCCAACATATGATGCAACCACTGGTATTGATTTACCAGAGGACCGCATGTGGTGGTCTTTTAAGGGTTATTTAAATGATGCAGCCCCGAACGATATTGAAGTTGATGCAGCGCTAGGTTATTCATACACACTAGTGCGTACTTCAAAAGTAACTCGAACCAAACGCACGGTGACTTCATAATGGCTAAGATCAGCATTACAGACTTAAAACAGAGTGTAACTACTCTAAACGTTCCAGTTAAAAAAGCCGTCAAGTGGAATGTTGAAGTAACAGAAAGTAATGTTGCTTCACTTAAAAAATTGACCAAAAATTCATTGTTAGAACTTGGTGAAACGGTTGAGCTTGAAGCTGATATTTTTGTTAAAAAAATGAACTTCAAGGAAAGTCGCGAGGCATCCAAAGCAATTGAATGGGATCTTAATTATGAGAATCTTGAGGATTCAAAGGTTAAGAAAATCGACTCAACTCACATGCAAGCTGCTCAATTACTTGGTTCAATTTGCTCAGATCAAAAGGGAACACCTTTTTTCTCAAGTGTTAATGACATCTATAAAGCAGAGCCTAGTTTAATAAATGCTATGTATGCTGCTGCTGATGAAGTTAATAATTTTTTGGGAAAGTCTCGGAAGAAGAGCTTGCAGACAGAGAACTCATCATTGAACTCGTCCTCAACGGAATCGGCGGAAACACCTTAGAAGAAGCTGAACAAAAACTTTCACATAGAGAGTTGATGTATTGGAGAGCCTATCGTCAAAAATATGGCTCTCTTTTCTTCGGTCGCCGTTTAGAGCAAAGCTTTGGAAGCTGGATGGCACATTACACAGGCTTCAAAGTTAAAGAGGGAACAAAAGTAGACCCTTATATATTTATGCCTCATGAAACGCCACCAGACGATGACAATTCATTGTCATTAGAGGAGTATTTTGAGAAGTATCACAGCAACTAATTTGGTGCGGGTTCCCTCGCACTTTATTACTTATGTATGTTATTTTTGATTCATTACTTTGTTTTATGAACTAAAGATTATGAATCTAGAAAAATTTAGACTTGTTAATAAAGCACTTTTTGCTATAGCTATTGGATGTACATGTGTGCTGGCACACTCAAATGTTAATTCAGAAGTAGAAAAAGCAAATGAAGAATCTTGCCGAAATTTAATGAAAGTAGCGGGAATGGCTATGAAAGCTCGACAGGATGGCACACCCTTAGAAGCAATGTTGCAAGCTATAGATATAGCCAAGAAAGATGGACTTAGCAACGAGGGTGGCGAATCTTTTCGGCAAATATTGATTGATGCATATAGCCAGTTAGAGTATTCCTCTCAGGAGTACAGACAACGGGCAATCAATGACTTTTCTTCAAAGTACTATGTTAATTGTATGAAAGGCTATGGAGCCACTCCATAAAAATATTTCCTAAATTTAAAAGTAACCACCGCTAATCACGGTGGTTTTTTATTGCCCGGAGAAAAGAAATGGCTACAAATTCACTTGGCAGATTAACACTGGATCTGGTGGTTCAGACGGCTAGTTTTTCAGAGCCACTAAGTAGAGCTGAACGGCAGGCGCGAACATCGAGTCAAGGGATTGCCAATTCTTTAAATATTGCTGCTATTGCTGTAAGTGCATTGAGTGGAGCAGTGGCTGGTCTTTCAGTGGCTCAGCTTGTTAATTTTAGTGATCAAGTTATTCAGACTGGAAATGATATTCAAAAGTTTTCAAAGCTTGCGAATGCTTCAGTGCGTGAATTTCAGTATTACGCCAAAGGGGCAGAAACTGCTGGAATTTCATTGGAATCTTTTGCAGATAAAATGAAAGACATGCAGGATCGTATAGGCGATTTCCAACAAACTGGTGGTGGGCCTTTAGCTGACTTTTTCACAAATATCGCCCCTAAAGTTGGTGTAACTATTCAACAGTTTCAAAAGCTGTCCGGTCCAGAAGCACTTCAACTATTTTATAACTCATTGGAAAAAGCTGGAGCCTCTACCAATGATATGAAATTCTACATGGAAGCAATCATTTCAGATTCTTCTTTACTTATCCCATTGCTAGAAAATGGTGGTGAAGGATTTAAAAAATGGGGTGACGCGGCTGAAAAAGCTGGTGCAATCATGTCTGATGATTTAGTTAAAAGCCTAGCTCAAGCAAGAGAAAACCTTCAATTAATGGATTTACAATGGCAGGGAGTCGAGGCAAGACTTGTAAATAATGTTGTTCCTGCTATCGAAACAGTTATAGAGAATTGGGATGATATTAAAGCGGTAACTATTGCCGTATCTGCTGGCATTGCAACTAGATTTGTTCCTGCTTTGGTTGTCGCTACATATCAACTTGGGCAAACTGCTATTTTTGCAGTTCGTGCGGGCGTGGGCTTAGCAAGCTTTGCAAGATCTGCTGGCGCTACAGCTGGAGTCATGGCTTTACTTGGTGGTCCTGCTGGATTGGCAATGTTAGCAACACAAATTGCTGTAGCTGGTGGTGCATATTTATTGATGACCAAACACACTCAAGATGCAACAAGTGCATTTGAAGAGCAAGGTTTAGCACTTAGTGAACTTCGACAAAAATATAAAAGCTTTACCGCAGCACAGTTAGCTATAAAAGGTATTGAGGCAAGTGAGGAGGTTGAAAAACAAACCAAAGAACTAAAAAGTCTTCTTACAGCGTTAGAACAATTTGAAAACGACTTGAAAGTTCAAGGTGATATTAAGCAATTTACAGCGATTCAAGCGTACCTTGCTAGCTTAAAACAAGGTGGGGATGAAGCTAAGAATGCTTTTGCTCAGCTACAAAAGCAAGGCTTGGTTAGTGAGAGTACACTTAAGTTTGTTGCAGAATTAGATACAAAAATTAATGCTGCAAATAACTCTATAGATCGTCAAAAAGAGATCCAAAAATTAGTTAAAGATGTTACTGATGAGACAACTAAATCACAGCAAGCTCAAGCAAAAGCTGTCAAAGACTCTACTGAGGCATGGCAATCACTGACACAAAAACAACGTGAATACATTACCCAAGCTAAACAAGATGTACTTAGAGAAGGGTATATAAAGACACTTGTAAGAGAGGGGGTAAGTGTAGATAAAGCGAATGTTTATGCAGATGCACAAGTCGCAACAAATGGAGAAGATGCTTTTAAAGCACCATTGTCAAAGGATGTGCTACTTGCTGCCCGCGAGAACTTCAATCTAAAAAACTATACTTTTAGTAAAGACGAGTTGGCGGCAATTGCTCGTGCACAAGGTATTGCTAAGGCAAATAATTTTGCTCAGATTGAAAGTTTGTATGGTTTGCCTGCTGGAACACTTGCTGCCTTGATTCTTCAAGAGTCTGGGGCGAATGCTGGAGCAAAAAGTCGTACTGGGGCAATAGGTCTTTTCCAAACAACGAGTGTGTTTAGAAAGCAGTATGGTCTTAATGCCAAAAGTTCTACTGAAGAAATTGCAACAGCAGCAGCTAAAGACTTATCTAAACATTTGGCTGATTTTGGAGCCATGGATAAAGCACTCATGGCCTACAATGCAGGTGCAGGTGGCTTAAGAACCTATTTAAAAGGTGGTCTATCAGATAGCAAGCGTAAAGAGGTTGCTGGTTACGCACCGGGTTTCCAGAAGTGGTTCGCCGGAGTATCTGGAAAATCTACTGTAGACAATTCAATTTTAATGCCTACACAGGCAGATCAACTTGAATTAATTAATAAGGCTGCTGAATCTCAAAAAGCCATTGATGATGCTAAAAAAGATGTCGATGCTCGGTATTACACCGAAGCTCAACGACTTGCAAAAGAGCATCAAGATAATATTGAAAAGATTACCTTCGCCTATGCTGGAACACCACAGTTAAAGGAAAAATTGGCTCAAGAGAATGCTTTATATGCCGCTCAAATTGCAAAACTTGAGTCCGATAAAAAGGAGGAGTACAACCAGTACTTTGCTTTTGAAACTGATCGAATCAAGCAGATTGAACAAAACTTTGATCGACAAAAAGAGTTAATCGACTCTAATGCCGAGTATGAGTACGGGAAATCGAAAAAAGCTTTAGAGATTAAAGCTGCTCTTGAGCGTCAAAAACAAGCTGAAATTGCTGCCGTAAAACGCGAAGAAGATGCACAAATTCAGTCGGCTTTTGAGGGTTATCTTAATCAGACTGAAATTGTTGTGAAGCGTTACCAACGTGAACGTGAAGAAATACTTCAAACTTATAGTTTAAGTAAACGTGTTCGCGAAGAGATGGCAAAATCTAAGGATTATGCAATTTTTGAAACTTTAAACCAAGCTTCTGACAGCGTCTTTCAAGTTGGTCAGAACTCTGCTCAATCTCTATTTAATAGACTTAATCCTGAAGAGTTTTCAAAGTTTAATTTGCAAAATCAATATTCTTCAGATTTCGGAGGACTCCAAACATCCTACAACGATGAAGTTGCTGGAATAAGTGCAATATCAGATGAGAATCTTCGCAAGTCTATGCTTTTAGATGCACATGAGCAGTATTTGCAAGCGAAAGCTGCACTTGATGCAGATTACGCACAAAAAGAGCGTGATTTGGATCAACAGAATTTTGAAACCAAAATGCAAGTCTATTCGCAAATTGCTGGAATGACTGGGCAGGTCTTTTCAGACATGACCACACTATTAGAGCAAAGTGTTGGGAAGTCAAATGCACTTTACAAAACTATGTTCTTTGCCTCTAAGGCTGCTTCAATAGCTCAAGCAATTGTTAATACGGAGGAAGGTGCTACTAAGGCACTGGCGCAAGGTGGTGCTTATGGGAGTGTTTTGGCTGGAGTTGTTAGGGCAACAGGTTACGCTTCAGTTGGCATCATGGCAGCCCAAACAATCCAAGGTATGGCCCACAACGGTATAGACAATATCCCGCGTGAAGGCACATGGCTTTTAGATGGTGGTGAACGTGTATTAAACCCTCAACAGAACAAAGATTTGACGAATTATTTAAATAATCGTCAAAACGGGGCTAGTGAGGGCAATGTGCAAATCAGCCAACAGATTACGTTTGCTGATGGATCCGCAAGCGTCAATACACAAGGGCAAAAGCAAATTGCTGAATCTCTGAATAATGCAATGGACGCATGGGCTAGACGAGAAAGCCGTCAAGGCGGTGTCTTGTTTAATCTTGTGAGACGTTAATTACCCAAGTTTAACCACTTTAACCCACTCGAATGAGTGGGTTTTTTAATGGGAGTACAAAAGTGAAAAAGTACATTATGACTTTTCTGCTTGCTTTATTGATTGCTGTAGTTTTCTACATAAGTGCAAATTTAATTGATTTTAATCTAATTGAATATGCAACGGGTTTCGTCTTTGGATTGTCATTTGCCCTCATTTTTAAAAAACAATCTAAGAGTACTAAAATTGCCGACTTAATGGACAAGCAATTAAAAGAATGGGGAGTTCGTGAAAGTAGGCGGGCAGGTTTATTCGCTCCAGATCAAGATACGAAGGATCTAGAAAGTTGCAAAAAACGTTTTAAAGATAGTCCGTTTAGTATGAAAGTTGAGTGGTCAAAAAAAGATGAGTAATCGTAAATTCACTTGGTGCCAAGATTTAGAGGGTAATTCAGGTTCGCAGAGCTTTAATACGTTATCAAGTAAATTTGGTGACGGTTATGAGCAAAATACTTCAGTAGGCATCAACAACCGTTCAGGCACTTGGCAATATTCACGGACAGCAAAAAAAGCCGAAATTATGCAAATCAAAGCATTCTTTGATGACCATAAAGGAGCTGACTCGTTTCTTTGGGATTCACCTTTAGACGGTGAGGTCCGAGTAAAAACAGGTGAATATCAACCCCGCTGTTTGGGCGGTGATGTTTGGCAAATCTCTACGACATTCACCCAAGTCTTTTATCCTTAATTTTTAATCTCTTTGAAGCCCCTCTTTAGGGGCTTTTTTACGCGAGTAAGAAAATGACTAAGCAAGTTATTAACGTTGGTTCAGCTGCAAATGACGGATCAGGAACACCAGCCCGGACAGCGTTTCAGTATATAAACGCAAACTTTACTGAAGTTTATGACTTCCTAACTGGAACCACTAATGCAACTACACTCCCCGCAGCTCTACCAATTGCAAAGGGTGGAACGGGTGCTTCTTCTGCAGCAGATGCTCGAACAAATTTAGGATTAGGAAATGCTGCTCAAGGAACTCTCACCACATCTACATTTGATAGTATCTTAGGGCGTATTTTAAAAGTCGGTGATTTTGGGCTCGGATCTTCACCAATTACTCAATCTGGGTTAACTCTTGATCAATTGTCAGGTGCATCTCATTTTGGTTTTGGTGATAGATTATTTAGTGGTTATGGTCATGGTTATATCATGATCGGAGGCGTACGCCCGGCAATTCTAGGCTTATATAATGGAGAATTCTGTTACAAGACAAAGAAAGACGCAGAGGCGTATTCTCCAACGTATACAGTCAAATCTACGAAAAACACCACTATTGATGCGAATGGATTCTTAAAGTCAGCATCACCAGTTGTGAAGTTATTTAAGGATCATATTGAGCTAAATAGTGATGCAGAAAAGCAGCCTATTGAATTTAAGAAAGTCGATGTAGGCGACTATTTACTTAAAGGCTCTTTAGGCTTTGCTCAAGAAGGTTGGTATATCGAAGTACCTAAAGACGCAAACGGCAACACAATTGTCGCTGTAGTGTATGACACCTTAGAAAATGGTGATCTATCCATCAAGACTTACAAACGTAAGTTTGATTTTGAACTTGCTGCTGTAGTTGCAGACTTGGAAATACCAACAGATATTCCTGAAGGTCGTTGGATTGACATTCGCTTGCATGAAGAAATTGTATTAGAGGAGACACTACCAGATGACATTGAACAGTGATTTCCAGAAACTTTATGTAGACGGCCTTATAACATTGTATGAATTAGATGCCAGCAGCTTAGGTGCTGGCATTTTACGTTTCCATGGACATATTTCTTATGAAGACTGGGAAAAAATTTATGTCTCAGCGGATTTGACGAGCTGGAAAGCTGATACAGCAACAATCAAGGCTGATAAAGTTTTTAATATCGGCGATCAGAAAGTATGGATGCGAAATATTATTTGGCAAGGTCAAGTATTTGAGCCAATGGCGCTTGAGGTCTCTGGCCTTGAAATGCGTTCAGATGGTAAGGCTTCTGCTCCAACTTTATCAATGGCAAACAACATTAATGGTATTCAAAATGCTGTCTCTGCTTATTGTTTGCAATTTAAAGACTTTGCTGGAGCCAAGCTTAAAGTCATTACCACACTTGCTAAATATCTTGATGCCGAAAACTTCACAGCAGGCAATCCTACTGCATCGAATGAATCAAAAGAGCATCTTTGGTATATCGAGCAAAAAACATCTGAAAATGCCCAGCAAGTGACTTTTGAACTTTCAAATCCAATCGATTTTGAAGGGTTGAAAATCCCAGTTCGTCAAATTACTTCACTTTGTCATTGGTGCATGATGGGTAAGTATCGGGGCGAAGAGTGCTGCTATACGGGCGCGGCAATGTTCACCGATAAAGACGAGCCTACCGATGATCCAGTTTTAGATCGATGTAGTGGGAGTTTGCGTTCATGCCGCTTGCGATTTGGTGAAAACAAGCCATTACCTTTTGGCGGGTTCCCAGCTTCAAGCTTATTGTGAGGTTTTATGAAACTTACAGCAAAAACCAAAAAAGCAATCATGGCCCATGCCGATGAATGCTATCCGCATGAATGCTGTGGGGTAATTGTTGGAAAAGAATATATCCGCTGCCGCAATGTTTCTGCTCAATCTGATCAGTTCGAAATCCATCCTGAAGATTTAGCTATGGCTGAAGATCAAGGCGAAATCTTAGCTTATGTGCATTCCCATCCAGATGGAACAACAAGAGCATCGGAATTAGATTTAATTCAAATTGAACTGCATAAAAAACCATGGGTGATTTGCTCATATCCAGATCTGGATTTTCAAGTCTACGAACCTTGCGGTTATCGCGCCCCTTTAGTGGGGCGTAATTATTTTCATGGCTGGCAAGATTGTTACGCGCTGATTCGTGATTTTTATAGCCGTGAGTTAGGTGTGGAGCTGTTGGATTTTCAGCGAAAAGATGCTTGGTGGGAGGATAAATCCCATCCATCACTTTATCTTGAAAACTATGAAAAAGCAGGCTTCTACGAAGTAGAGACTCCTCAATATGGCGATATGCTGGTTTGCCGCGTTGGTCGCACTGAACACCCTAATCATGCGGTTGTTTGGCTGGGTAATAATGGTCAGCTTAAATCTGAACAGACAGAACAATGCATAGGTTCAAGTTTAATTCTGCATCATCCATATAATCGAAAGTCTGTACGTGAAGTTTACGGCCAGCAATGGAAAGATCGTACGGTAAAAATCTTGAGGCACAGAGATGTTAAAAACAATTAAGTTATATGGTGTTTTGGGTCAGAAATTTGGACGTGAATATAAACTCGATGTTGCCAATACTCGTGAAGCTATGCGGGCTTTATCGGTTCAAATTGCAGGTTTTGAGCAATATATGTTGACCGCTCATAAGCAAGGCTTGGCTTTTGCAATTTTTCTTAAGAGTAAAAATGCAAGTAAAAAGCGCGGTAAGAAGCGCCCAGCTGTTTATGACCATGAAACAAAACGGTTAATCACTGGTGACAATATTGGTGAGCAGCAACTGGATATGAATACTGATGCTGACATTATTCATATTGTCCCTAGAGTAATGGGGGCGGGTGGGAATAATGGAGTGCTGCAAGTTGTACTAGGCATTGTAATGATGGTGGTTGGCTACTTCACCTTCGGTGCCACTACCCCAACTGGCATGGCATTAATTGGTGCGGGTTTGGGAATGGCTGTTGGCGGTGTCGCATCTATGCTTATGCCTAAAGTATCTACCACTCAAGATCAAAACCAAGATGGTAACAGAGCCAATGAAGGCTTTGGCAGTGCGGTAACTACGGTAGCACAAGGCAACCCTGTGCCCATTCTATATGGGCAACGTGAAGTAGGTGGATTTATTGTCAGTGCTGGTCAGTATCCAGAAGATCAGATGTAGTTTTTTAATATTTTACAGGCGCTTTTTAGCGCCTTTTTTATTGCGTGAGATTTCTTATGAATGCAGTAGTAGGCGCAAAAAAAGGCAGTAAAAAACAACGGCAACCTGTCATTTCACCAGATTCTGCTCAATCGAAAACCTTTATCAAGGTTCTATATGGTTTAGCTGAAGGCGAGATTGAAGGTTTAGCTAATGGGCTTCAGTCAATTTATTTAGAAGAAACTCCACTTCAGAATGCAGACGGAAGTCTTAACTTTGAAAATGTAAAAGTTGATTTTAGAAATGGTACTAATGATCAGGAATACATTGAAGGCTTCCCGGCAGTTGAAAATGAAATCCCGATTGACGTAGAGCTTAAATCATCTACACCTTGGGTACGTTCTTTTAATAACCTTGATCTTGATGCGGTTAGATTACGATTACGTTGGGGTCCACTACGCAACCAAGACCCAACAACAGGTGATGTTACTGGCTATACCATTGAATACGCGGTGGACTTGCAAACTGATGGCGGAGCATGGTCAGAAGTATTAAGAGCAAAAATTTCAGATAAAACATCTGATAATTATGAGCGTCCACATCGTATTGACTTACCCAAAGCCGATTCTGGTTGGTTATTGCGAGTTAGACGGATTACCCCTAACTCATCTTCTGAATATATCAGCGACAAGATGTATGTATCTGCGGTAACAGAGGTAATTGATGCAAAATTACGTTATCCAAATACAGCATTATTGGGCCTCCAGTACGATGCTGAAACCTTTGGGAATGTTGCTAAAGTTGCAATGGATACGAAAGGTAGGATTATCAAGGTTCCCACAAACTACAATCCGGTTACACGTCAATATATAGGAATTTGGGACGGTACATTTAAAGAGGCATACACAAATAACCCGGCATGGATCTATTACGATATATGTACCGTAGACCGTTATGCTTTGGGTGACCGCTTAACCCCGTTAATGATTGATAAGTGGTCTTTATATCGTTTAGCCCAATACTGTGACCAAATGGTGCCGGATGGGTTGGGCGGTCAAGAACCAAGATTTACATGTAATGTTTATCTTCAGAGTGCTGAAGGTGCCTTTGAGATTTTAACTAAGTTAGCTGGTGTATTCCGTGCGATTTCATTCTGGGATGGGAATAGCATTATCTGCGATGCTGACATGCCACAGGACACGTACTTCACTTATACCCGCGCTAATGTAATTGATGGTGTATTTGAATACTCAGGTACACGTGCACGTGATCGTCATAATGTAGTAAAAGTGGCTTGGGATAACCCGGCTAATCACTATAAAACTGAATATGAGTTTGTACGTGATGAGAAAGCGATTGCTGAAGCGGGCCAAGTTCGTATTCTTGAGCTTGACGCATGGGGTTGTACATCACGTGGACAAGCACAACGTGCTGGGCAATGGGCATTAAAAACAGAACAAAAAGAAACACGCTCTGTTTCTTTTAAGGTTGGTCTGGATGGTCATATTCCATTGCCGGGGAAAGTAATTGAAGTTGCTGATCCTCTATTTGCAGGTCGTGCAAATGGTGGTCGTGTATCTGCTATTTCGGCAGATCGTAAAAGTATTACTTTGGACCGAGATAATGTGGTTGCAAAAGCTGGCGACCGACTCGTAATTAATGGTGAAAATGGCAAAGCCCAAACACGTATTGTTCAGTCAATAGCAGGTAGAGTTATTACAGTAACCACGGCTTTTGATGTGAATTCGATTGCTGTGCAAAACATTTGGGTTTTAGATGCTCAAGACTTGGCAACAATGAAGTTTCGGGTCATCTCTATTACTCAAGATGATAAACATCAATTTAGCATTACTGCTCTTCAATACAATCCTTCAAAGTTTGATGCAATCGACACTGGAGCACATTTTGAAGAAGCACCTATTTCAATTGTTAATCCTACTGTTCAGGATGCAGTTACAAACGTCACCATTACAAGTGAAAGCCGAGTAGATCAAGGTATTAATGTTGCCACAATGATTGTGTCATGGGCACAAGCCCGTGGAGCAGTTAAGTATCTGGTTGAGTGGCGTAAAGATGACGGTAGCTGGATTAAATTGCCACTGACAGGCAATAACTCGGTAGAGGTACCCGGTATTTATGCGGGTCAATATCAGGCGCGTGTAACAGCAATTTCAGCATTTGAAGTTTCTTCTTTACCGTCATACTCAGTGTTGACTGCTTTGACTGGTAAGCAGGGGCTACCACCAAAATTAGCTTTTATCCGTGCAGTTGGAACAATGTTCGGAATGAAAGTGGAATGGGGATTCCCGGCAACTGGCGCATTAGACACTGCATATACGGAAATTGAGTATTCTACGACTTCCAATGGTGCCAATATTCAGCCTCTGGGTTCTTATGCTTATCCAACGACTTCACTACAGCAGCAAGGTTTAGCAGCTAATGTGACACTTTGGTATCGTGGACGGTTGGTTGACCGAATCGGTAATAAAGGGGATTGGTCTAGTTGGGTTAGTGGTACTTCAACTGCACAGGCGAATGATATTCTTGATGCGCTTGATGGCTTAATTTCTGCAACGCAGTTAGATCAGGACTTAAGAGATACGATCAATAAAATTGATACGATTGAGGGTCTTGATGGAGATATCGGAAATTTAATTGACAAAGTTACTGCTCTTGAGGGTGAAATTGATACTGCGAATGCAGCAATCAATGCTGAAACCCAGCAAAGAGTAAGTGATATTTCTGGATTAAATGATAGTCTTACGCAAGAAATTCGTGATCGAATTGCAGCAGATACAGCTGAAGCACAAGCCCGTGCATATGCGATTGCACAAGAAGCTTTGACACGGCAGGGGGAAGTTAAGCAAGTTTCTGATGCCGTTGCAAAAGAAACCAATGATCGCATTACTGCGGTTAAAGGTGTCAGTGATGGCTTAACTCAGGAAATTCAGGCTAGAACTGATGGTGACCAGCAGATTCTTAATGCTGTTACTACCTATAAAGAAAGCACCGACACCTCAATTGCAGCTGTTCAAGAATCGGTTGATATTGTTGCAGATGACTTACATGCTACAGCAACAAAACTGGACGGTGTTTACGCACAGGTAACACCTTTAACGGCTGATCAGAACAACTGGACCGCAGATAATGGAAGTAACCAAGCTGCTGCATGGACGATTCAGTCAGCATTTGCTGAAGGTGATTTAGCCCTTAGTAAGCGCATTGATGTCGTTAATGCTCAGGTAGGAAATAACCAAGCAGCTATTCAGCAAGAAGCCTTAGCAAGAGTCAATGGTGACAGCGCACTAAGCCAAAGAATTGATACGTTGAGTTCAGATTTTGGCAATAACAATGCTTCTGTTCAGCAAAAACTTATTGCTTTGGCTGATGCCGATGGAGCACAGGTTCAGGCACTGAATAATTACATTGCTTCCAATGACTTGGCTCTGGCTTCGGTTATAGACGATGTAACAGCAGTTGTTGATGACACTAGTGCAAATACACAGGCAATTGATGGTTTAAGAGCCAGTGTAAAGGTTGCCACGGATGATGCTGGCAAAGCACTTGAAAATAGTGCTACTGCCATAAGCAAGGCTGATACAGCGGTGTCTCAAGCAGGTTCAGCTTCATCAATGGCACGGGAAGCAACAGCAACAGCACAATCGGCAAGTTCAAAAGCAGATGGTGCTATTAATACAGCCAATACCGCTAGTAGTGATGCTGCAACTGCAAAAACCAATGCTGCAACTGCTATCAGTAAAGCGCAAGCTGCTGCTGATGCTTCTAGTGCCAATGCATTATCTATTAATGAAATCAATGCTGCTTTAGAGGACAAGGCTTCAACTGGTGCGCTTGAAGAAGTCAAAGCGGATGTAGAGGATATTGATGGCGTTGTTAAAGCTCAAACGCAGAAGCTTGATGGTGTTTATGCAAAAGTTACTCCATTAACTGCTGACCAAAACAACTGGACAGCGGATAGTGGAAGTAATCAAGCAGGGGCTTGGACCATACAGTCAGCTTATGCTGAAGGTGACTTGGTTTTAAGTAAGCGGATTGATACTGTTTCAGCTTCAGTTGGTAAAAACACTGCATTAATTCAACAGGAAGCTACAGCAAGAGCGAATGGTGATGCTGCTACAGTCCAAGCTTTAAATGTTTATAAAGCGAGTAACGATGCAGCTTTATCAGCAGTGAGTCAACGAGTTGATATTAATACCGCAGACAATGAGGCAACTGCTTTAAAGGTTGATGCGATTGATGTCAGGGTTAAGACAACAGAGGAGAAAACAGGGCAGGCTCTCGAAAATAGTGCCACAGCGGTAAGTAAATCTGAAGCAGCAGTTTCGGAAGCTGGGTCTGCTGTTACTGTAGCAAATCAGGCAAAAGCAACAGCTGGCACTGCAAGTAGTGATGCTGCAACAGCTAAGGCAAATGCAGCCACAGCACTATCACAAGCCAATGCAGCAGCAGATGCATCTAGTGCTGCAATTGAGCGTGTTGAGTCTGTAGAGGCTGAGCTTAGTGACAAGGCCTCAACAGGTTATGTGGATAGTGTGAAAGCTACCGTTGATGAGCAGGGTGATTTGATCAATGCAAATACTGAGCGATTAAGCGGAGTCTATGCAAAAGTTACCCCACTAACCGCAGATAGTACTTCACTAACTGCTGACAGCTCATCAACAGAGGCTGGATCATGGTCATTACAGTCGGCAGCAGCTGAAGGTGACTTGGCTCTAAGTAAGCGGATTGATATTACTCAGGCTCAGATAGATGAAAATAAAGCAACTATTGCTTCTGAAACTACTGCACGTGTAAATGCTGATAGCGCACTTGGACAACGTATTGATACTGTTCAAACTCAGTTTGAAAGCAACAAAGCAACGGTTCAAAGCCAGATCAAAACGCTTACAGATAGTCAGTCTTCGCAAGCAAGTCGAATTGATATTGTTCAAGCTTCCGCTTCATCTGCAAATGCAGCAGCGGGTAATGCACAATTAACGGCTAATGATGCCTTGGATAAGGCAAATACAGCGAACACTAATTTGGCGACTGTTCAACAAAAAGTGAATGCGGTTACGGATGCTCAGAGTGCTACTGCTGAAAAAGTTGACACAATTCAGACAACTGTTGATGGACATACAGCATCGATTCAAGAGGTCTCTGAAAGTGTAGACGGTGTCTATGCGGAACAGTTCTTGAAGTTCGATGTAAATGGCCATGTTTCTGGTCATGGATCAATGAATGATGGTACGACTTCAACTTTCATATTCAATTATGATGCAATTCAGTTTGGTACGCCTGTCGGTGTTGATGGTGTAGAACCTAAACCATTAATGACACTGCAAAATACTCCAGTTACTTTGCCAAACGGTACTGTTATTCCGCGTGGTTTGTTCATTGATAATGCGTCAATTGGTTACATCACTGCTGACAAAATCTACGCTACAAGCCTAAGTGCTATTAGTGCGGATTTGGGAACGATTAAAGTAGGTACAGCTAATATCGCTGATTTAGCAGTAGACACTCTGAAAATTAAAGATAACGCTGTTACAGTACCTATAGCTGTATTTAATGACACTGAACTGACTCGACCAAATTTACAAAGGAAGCCTACTACGACTGCCGGAGGAACAGCTACCCTCCTTGATACTGCACAAGAGTTCGGAGATATTGCCTCTATAACGCTTAACAGGTCGGGAGGAAAGTGTCGAATTGAGGGTAACGTAGAAATTAAGTACTTTCAGGCTGCTACTTGGAATAATCTTACTGGAGGGTCTGGTTCAGTTATCGCAAACTCTAACCAGTTTCTTTATTTAGGTATTGTACTGTTTCGTAACAATGTACCGATTCGTTATATGCGTGTCGCAGCTAACGTGACTTTGAGCGGAGACACAATAGCTAGATTCGATGGCTACGCGTCTATGCCTATCGTTATTGACGACGCAGGCACAGGCACCACCACTTATAAAATACGAGTAGGTATAGGAACCACTATGGCCAGTCCGGCAGGGATATGGTTTTACGGTTCGCCTTCAGTAGTATCCGCCTCACTCGCAGTAATGGAGATTAAAAAATGACAGCGATCGTAGAGAAAACAACAGGACGCCTTATTAAAACAATAAGTGCTCCTGATGATGTTATAAAACTCAACACACCTGACAATTGCTACGCGACTGACGATCCTCCCGATAGGGGAATGATGTACTTAGACGGAGAATGGGTTTACATACCTCCCTCACCGGGACAAGGGTATAAGTTCGACTACAGTGTTAGACAGTGGATTGATACTAGAAGCCTAGAAGAAGTTAAAGCTCAGCAGTGGGAAGTAATAAAAGCTGAACGTAATCAGTATGAGTTTGGCGGTTTTGAGTTTGAAAATAAGCTTTATGATTCAGATCCTAATTCTCAATTAAGAATTGCTACTGCTGCTTTGCTCGGCGTATCAGTTGAGTGGACTTTAAAAGACAATTCAGTTGTTAATCTTAGTCCTGATCAATTGATTGACTTAAAAACAGCACTTGCAGTGCACATTAATAACATTCACGAAAGAGGGCGTATTGCACGACAGAAAATTGAAACTGCTTTGACATATGAAGAAATTGAAGCAGTAAATTTTTAATTTAGAAATTTCTTAGATAGCACCCTAAATTGGGTGCTTTTTTATTGCCGATTTTTTTTTGGAGAAGACCAATGTCTGATACTCAGTCTGCCGTTGGGGTTACGGCAGCAACAATAACGCAAAAAGTAACAGCAACTACTGGTGTGGGGTCGTTTATCGGATTTATAGCCAAAATTGATGTTATTGCATGGGGTGGTTTAGTAATCGCTGCACTTGGTTTGGCTGTACAGCTTTATTTTGCTTGGGCGCGTAATCGCCGTGAGAAGGTAGAGCATAAGTTACGAAAGGCAGAGTACGAGCTACGTATTCAAAAGTTAAAAGGTGACTGTAATGTCAAACAAGACTAAATATGTCGCCGCATTCTTAGCAGCTTCGGCTGCTTTTTTTGTGGGCGTAAAAAATGATGAAGGGTTTACATCAAAGCCAGTAATACCCGTCAAAGGGGATCGTCCAACACAGGGCTATGGTTCAACATTCAAGCCAGATGGCTTACCAGTAAAAATGACGGATCCACCAATTACACGAGCAACAGCAGACAAGTGGTTGCGAAATGATGTGGCTAAGCGCGAAGTGGCTTTTAAAGATTCATTGAAGGGCGTGAAATTATCACAAACTGAATATGATCTTTATTTGGATTTTTCTTATCAATACGGTGTACCTACATTCGCAAAATCATCAATGCTTAAGCATTTAAAGGCTGGTCAATATAAAGCAGCTTGTGACTCATTACTTAAGTATAAATTCGTTGCAAAGCGTGATTGCTCAATTCGTAAAAATGGCTGCTATGGAGTTTGGACCAGACAGCTTGAACGACACGCGAAATGTATAGGGGTTAATTCATGACATGGATTTTAAACAATAAGCGCTGGTCATTAATCATTGTTTTGTCGGTTCTTTACTTAATCCAGATTGGGTACACAAACCACTTAGCTGGAAAAATTAACCAAGCCGATCAAAAGTGTTTGTCGCAGATCCAGAAAATCGAAAAGAAAAACTTAGAGGCCCTTGCCGAAAAGCAAAATCAGATCAATAAAGTGAGCGCAGACTATGAAAAAGTCAAGGCAGAGCAAAACACCAAAGTCGAATATATTGAGCGTGAAGTGCAAAAGATCGTGGAGCGTCCTGTTTATAAGTCTAGCTGTATTGATGATGACGGGGTGCAGCAACTCAATGAACTCATTAAAGCCGGTAATACCAGCTAATCTCATCCAGCCGTGCCCTAATTTAAATGAAATTGAGGGCACAACTGGCAAAGATTTAATGATCTGGTCAGTTGATACAGTTGCAAAATATAATGACTGCAAAGCAAGACACGGTGCGATTGTGAAGGCTCTTGAGTAAGATCCTTTATTAATGTGCAATTATTTGCTCAATAATCTGGATAATTGCACATTTTGAGCAAAATTATTCACAACTGTATTCTCTCGAGGTTTTATCATGCAGCAATTAATGATTATGGTCACAGAAGTTGGAAAGCTTGAGCACACATGTAATTTGCTTGCTGAGGTAAACAAAGGCGGTAAAGTCATAAAGGTTTTCGACTACAACGGCAATCAATTACCAATCAACATTGATGGAACCGTGACATTTAATAGACGCCGTTGGGAACTTCCCATTAAAGTAGATTTAAAATAAATTTTAATAGGTTTTAAAATTAATAGAAATCTTAAAGTGTAGTTTTTAAAACCGAGTGCAACAAGATTGCAACATCATGTTTTAACTATTTGATTTATATAAAAGATAAACGCACCATTTGGTGCGTTTTCTCGTCTTAGGCATCAAGTTGCGCTAAAACTTCATCACTAAACTCAACGTTTGTATAAACGTTTTGTACATCGTCTAGATCTTCAAGCATATCAATGAGTTTCATCACTTGTTTAGCTTGATCAATATCAGTGATTTCTGCTTTAGTAGAAGGGCTCATCACTACTTCAGCATTGTCTGATTTTAAACCAGCAGCTGCAAGAGCATCTTGAACCTCACCAAAAGTCTCTGGAGAAGTGATTACTAAAATTTCATCTTCTGAAACTTCAATATCTTCTGCACCAGCTTCTAAAGCAACGTCCATGATCTTATCTTCTAAAGAAACATCGTCAAAAGTAATCTCACCACGTTTGGTAAATAGGTAAGCAACAGAACCTGCGGTACCTAAGTTACCATTAGTTTTGCTGAAACAATGGCGAACATCTGGAACTGTACGGTTCAGGTTGTCTGTCATTGTTTCAACAAGAACAGCAACACCACCTACACCGTAACCTTCGTAGGTTACTTCTTTTAAATCATCATTATCTTCACCACCCACACCGCGTTGAATTGCACGGTTAATGGTATCTCGTGTCATGTTTACAGAAAGCGCTTTTTCGACAACAGCACGAAGGCGAGGGTTACTGGCAGGATCTGCACCACCAAGTTTTGCAGCAGTGACAATTTCACGAATATATTTAGTAAAAACTTTACCGCGACTGGCATCTTGTTTCGCTTTACGATGCTTAATATTGGCCCATTTAGAATGACCCGCCAT